GTCGGCCTGCTCGATCGCGCTTGCAAAGCCGGCCACCAGCGCGCGGTTTGCATCGTCGCTGGCCTTGCGAGTTTGCTCGACCGCCTCGGTCATCTTGGCCTGTGCGGCGGCTTGATCCTCCAGCGCCTTGCGCGCTTCGGCGATCATATCGTTGTCGTCCCGGCGAGCCTGAGTGATGCGCGCCATTTCCTCGGCGACCGCGCGCAGGCGTTCGGGGTCACCGTATTCTCCGGCACCGCGCGCGGCGGCATCTCCGGCGGCGATGATGGCGAGTGCGTCTTCCTGTCTTTTGCGTTCGGCGAGGATCGCCTTGAAATCCACAATATTGGACGCGCCACCAACGGCGGCAGCGGCCTGCGCGCCCGGGGCGGCGGCGGCGCGAGCGTTTGACAATCGGGTCTCGGCCTCGGCAAGGGATTTGCGCGCCGCCTCCTGATCGCGCAACACACGGGTGCGGTCGGCCAGCGCCTCATTGCCTTCGCGCAGGGCAATGACCTCCTCGGCGCGCGCCTCGGCGATCTGGCGCAGGGCGGTGGGGTCCTCGAATTCCTTGGCGGCACGGGCGGCGGCGTCACCGGCTGCCCTGACCTTCGCAAGGTCGCCCTCCGCCTCAATGCGGTCGCGCAAGGTTTCGAGATCGGCGAGGCTCCGCGCGGCGGCAACTTCATCCAACGCGGCCAAAACGGGGGCGGCATCACGACGAACATCGGCAAGCCCTTGCTCCGCAGCCGCGAGGGACCGCACCGCATCCTCGCGCCCCGCGACGATGCGTCGATTTTCTCGATAGGTCTCGTTGAGCTTGCGGGTCTCGATCTCTTGAGTCGCAATCGCTTCGGCCTTGGCGCGCAGGGCGGTCGCGTCGTCGAACTCTCCGGCTCCGCGCGCGGCGGTATCTCCCGCAGCACGAATGCTTGCGGCATCACGATCACGCTGCAGGCGCATCTCGACAACCTTGAGCGCCTCGCGATCTGCCGCAAGCCCAGCATCTGCGGCAGCAGCAGCGACAAACCCGGCGTCGCGGCGCGCATGTGTCAGCGTGACCGTCTGTTCCGCAAGGCGCTTGGTGGCAGCGAGGGCACCGGCATCGAGTCGCGCGCGCTCGGCTGCATCCTTTGCCGCCTGCGCCGCCGCATCGCTCTCGCGTTTAGAAGCGGCAGAGCGGGCGTCGGACAAGGCGCGCTGCGACTCGGCGGCGGCATTGGCCGTCGTCGCCTCGATCTCGGCAGCACGCACGACGTTTTCGAGGGCTGCGCCTTTCAGACCATCGGCCTCGCCCTCGCGCCGGGCATCGCGCATCGCCCGCTCGACGGAGGCGCGTTGTTCGGCAAGGCGCAGCATGTCCTGTGCTGCATCGACCTGTCCGGCCTCGATCAGGGCAATGGCCTTGTTGCGCTGCTCAATGTCTTCCAGTGCATCGGCCATCGCACGGATCGCAGCGCGCCGCTCCTCGGCGGTGTCGCGGGTCTTTGCACCGGTGTCAGGCAACGCGGGCGGCAGTCCGGGCAATGATGCGACAGCGGATTCAATCGGCTCGCGTGACTTGATCATCGCGGCAATTTCAGCACGCTGAATCTCAACTTCGGTCAAGTCATCGATCATCCGCTGCCGGGCGCGACCTTCAAGCGGTATGTTCTTCTTGATGGACGGGATATAGGCCCCCTCGTCAAGAACCTTGCGCATTTCCTTGGCCGAACGGTCAAACTCTGCAAGTTCGGCTTTCAATCCGCGCAGGGACATCCTTTCCAGCTCAACGACCGAATCGCGAATGTCGTTGATTCCGCCCGCAATCTTCCCCGCTAGTTCTGCCGAGGCCACCATGATCGGGGCCAGCTCGATAAAAGCCTGCTTGAGATTGAGGTCGATCACGCGCGATGTGATCGTCATCTGTCGCTGGACCTCTGCACCCTTGCGGATCATGTCCTCGTCGAGCACGAGGCCAAGGGATCGCGCCTCGGCGATCAGCGCCTCCACCGCCTCGCGACCCTTGTCCAGGGCAACGAACGCCTTGCCGTCCGTATCGCCGAACAGAATGCGGCGCAGCTCCAGCCGCTCGGCCCCACTGTCGAGCCGTTCCAAACCATCGGCGACATCGAGCATGACGGCCTTGCCATCGCGCAGCTTGCCGTTGACATCGACAACCGAGACGCCGAGACGCGCAAAGCTCTCCGCCGCATCTGCAGATCCCTGCCGCGCCTCTGACATCCGCTCGAAGAACGTCGCTAGACCTTCATCCGCCGCGTCGGAATCACCGCCACTGCCGAGCAGCGCCAATCCCCGAACCTCCTGCAGGGTTTGCAGCGAGGTGCCAAGTTCCTGCGCCGAGCGATTGATGCCCGCGAATTCCTGTGCCGCACCTGCCGCACCGCGCATCCCGGCGACCAGCGCGCCAATGCCCGCCGCCGCCGCGAACCCTGCTGGGCCGATTGATGTAAGGATACTGCCGACCGGCCCTGCCTGAGCGGCGTAAGCCTTCAGTGCAGCCTGTCCTTCCTGCGAGGCGGCATTGACGGCTTTCAGGCCGCCGGACGCGGGCACCGACGCATCGGCGATCTGTTTCAGCGCGCGGTCGCCGACCTGCCCGGTTTCACGCATCCGGCGCTGAGTCTCGGCATCGCCTTCGATACCGAGGCGCACATTTGTCTGAGCTGTATTCACGGGGTCTCATCCTGTTGTAGCGCAGCAATCACGGCGGATTCGGCGTCGAGGCACAACGCCATTGCGGCGCGAGCGATATCGTCGGGATGGATCGAAAGGCGGGCGGTCAGATTGTTGGCGTCGAGGCCGAGGACGCCGCCACCGATTATCCCACCGGTGGCGGGTACAACCGCCATCGGCGCTTGCGCCCAGAGTGCGGGCGACATCATCGCAGCTTCGGCGATGACGCCCGGTGCGGTGCGTGGTGCGTCGCGACCGGGGCAGGTGTCACATAGCCCCCTGTCCGGCGCATCCGGACAGGGGCAGAATTGAGCCGCGCCCGACAACCGCCAGGTCAGTCGGGCGCGGAGGCGTTTCCCTCGTCTTGACCCTCGACGAGGGCAGGCGCGGAGCGGCGCGTGACGGCATCGCGGATGGCCTCGCCGTCATGAGGCATCGCACGCGCCAACATTGTGGCGTTGGCCGGGGTGCAGTCCAGCGGCTCGCCCTCTGCATCCTCGACCCCTGACCACGCGACGACGGCGAGGCGAGCCATCTCCTGTGCCATTAGCGAGAGACCTACACCGAGACGATGTGCGTCGTTCTCGCGGTCGAGGCCCTCGGGCCAGCCTTCGGATGCCTGCGCCCGGGTTGCTGCTGCCATCTGAGCGGCGTGAAACAGCGGCCCGTCGAGGGGCCGCAGGGTGACGACGACACCGGAGGGCAGCGTCTTTTCGAAGGTGGCGGCGCTGTCGATCAGGCGCATCAGGAATACTCCGCCACGTCATTGATGATTTCGACTTCCAGCATCGCGACCCCTTCGCCCGAGGCGAGGCCCTGCAGGTTCACGCCGATGGTCGAGCCGGTGCGATGTTCCTTTGCCGCGCGCGGGAAGGTCACCTGATTGAGAGTGATCTTGACCATTGACCCGTCGACTGGATCGAACAGCATCCAGTACACTTTCAGCGGATCGCGCGTGGCCGTCGCCTGACCGTGCAGCTTTTCCGAATAGAAACGGGTCTGTGCGCGGAAGCTGGCCGATGCCGCACCCGGCAGTGCCTCGGTAATCGCTCCCGCGTCCTGATCAAAACCGCAGCCGAGCGTGCGATCTGTGTCCAGGCCGTTCGAGTATTCGACCGTGCCAGATTGGACGACGCCGCAGACACATTCGTCATCGACCTGCAGCCCCCCTTGCAGCTGACTGAACCGCTCATAGGCCAACGCCTTTGCGCCGCTGCCGACAATGGCCGTCTCGCGCTCGCGCTCGTTGATGGCAAGGCCAGAGAATGTCGCTGTCGCTCGACCTGTCGGCTCGACCGCTATCGACATCTGATTGTAGACCGCACCATAAAGAACCGGGAACCGGTGCGATCCCTCCTCCAAATCCGTATGCTCCGTCGCGAAGCTGACCGAGGGCAGCGCATCGGCCCCCGACTTGAAGACGTGCCGGTACAGCCCACCACCGACCAGCGTGGCAGCACTGACGTCGGCAACCCCCTCAGCCGCCGCTATCGTGATCGCATTGCCCGCTGCGCCAGTCACGTCTGCCTCAATGAACAAACGCCATCCGGCAGCGACATAGGTTGCCGCTGCGATGTCGGTATCCGCCGATGCGTTGAGATCGGTGGCCAGCTGCGCAACGGTCGCGGCAACGGTCGTCTGGATTTCGGTTTCATCCCCGCTCGCGCTGCCAGCCGTGAACGTCCAGCCTACGCCGTTGATCGTAACGGTGTCGCCCGACTCCACCCCCTCCTTTCGGAACTGCAGGTAACCGTAGGCTTTGGCATCGGTAACGACAGGGGTGCCGAGCAGCGCTCCGACATGTGCACCGAACAGGCGCTTGTCGATGCCGACTGCCATGCTGAAAGACCCATCGATCATCTGCAGCGTGGGCAAGGTCGGATCGCGACCGTTCTGCAGATCGGCATCGGCATCCCATGTTTCGGCCACGCCTATCGTCAGGCTATCGCGCCGGACGGGATAATACGACGCGGCGGTCTCGGGGGACACCCCGCGCGTCGCCTCAAAGGCCATGAAGACACGGGCCTTTGCGGATTGAGCGCGCGCGCTTTGCTGTACGGGGATCGCCATGGAAGTCTCCTGTTTTCCGGTCAGACGCCGAGTCGCGTCGCGGTTTCGTATTCGAGGGTGACGGCGACGATGGCGACGGCATCCGGGGCGGCACCGGTCACGGCATCATCATCGCGATCTGAAAGGCTCCAGAGCATCCGACCCTTGACCATGCCGCCCAGCCCGTCATCGGCGCTCAGAGCGGCGTCGAGAGCCGACAGGGCCGCGACGACGGCGGGATCGCGCAGGCCGTCGCTCTCAGCCACGGTGACGGCGATCTCCGCCTCGTCGATCATGTAATACGGCGGGTCGGGTTCGACCTCTGCCTCTGGCGCGCCTGGTCGCCCATCCATCATCGCGAAATCTACGCCGCCCTTTTCAAGAACTGCAGGGCGCGTGGCGTTGCGACGGGTTGTGGCATCGGACAGCGTTCCCGCCGCCACCTCGATACGCGCGAACAGAGCGGCCATGACGGTGTCGCGGGTGACGATCATTGACGATTCCATTCTTCGGCGATCAGCATCGAATAGCGTTGGGAATATTTCGCCTTGATGACATTGAGATCGAGATGCCCGACACGGCGCACCTGCGGCACCAAAATGAACATGACAACGGAAGTTGCCCCCTTGCCATAGCCGCCGGATTTCAGCTTTCGAGCTTTTGACAACGTGCGAGTCGGGCCAGATTTCGCCTTGCGACTGCGCTCACGCACGCTGTTGGCGACCAGGTACGCCCGCTTGCCCCGGCCAGACCCGCGCGGCATCACGAATTGCAGTGTGCCAACACGTTGCTCGACCTTGGCGATTGCGCTCTCGGCAGCACCGCTGCGCTTGCGGGATCGAAGCATGCGGGCCGGGAACAAACGACGCGCCTCATCGGTAGGAATCGGTAGCCAAAAGCCGGTCGGTGATTTGATCGGCCCTGTGCCGGTCAGGTTCTCCATCTGGCGTGGGGCCTTGGACCATTGATAGACGGCGGGGGCCAGCGTGCCGGGATTGTCGTAGACCTTGCCCCGCCACGTTTTCGCAAGCCTGTCGCCGTAGACGCGCTGGACATGCCCGCGCACCTCGTTTTTCATCGCGTCGTTCGTGCGGTTGGCAGCGGTCCGCAGCGCCCGCCCTCCGCGCGCGATCTCTGCCTCGACCTGCGCTTCAAGCGTGCCGGGCAGGGCGGCGGTCAAGTGCATCAGGTTGCCTCGGTTTCCAGCCGCCAGGACAGACGCAATTCGTCCTCGTGGCTGACATCGGCAATCCGCCGAGTTTCCCCGGCAATCTCGATCTGGTCATCGCGCGCGACTGTTGGCCAATCCGCGACAGCGACGATCAGGATGATCGCTGGACGCCTTCGGGGCGCTTCGAACCCGACCAGTTCCGGCTCCGCATCGCGAAGTGCGGAAACATCGAATGGCTCGCCTGATGCCGGGATCGCCCGCGCATCTTCGCCGAGGACATCGGCGCAGACGCTCGTAGCGATCCCGGCTATGGCCGAAAAATCGACCATGGGATCAGGCAGTGCCTTTGAGCAGGGTTGCCGGACGCAGGCAGATTGGCAGCGGGTTCTGCTCGGTCATCAGCTCGACAAACTTGCCGCGCGGGTCGACATGAGTGCGAGCATAGCGCGGCAGGCCAACCTCTACCACGGCGTCCAGGAAGTTTCCGGGTGCAAGCGCCTCCAGATACATCCCCGGCGCACCGGCCCAGAAAAACCGTGCCTCATCAGACGCGACCCCGACCGCGCCGCCTGCCGTCGTATTGCTTGACCCGTCGGCATCGTCAGAGCCGCGATAGTTCTCGAACAGAACGCCACCGATCATCTGGGAGCCATAGGCGAAGTCTTCGCCCAGTTTGCGCGCGGCGGCGTCCTCGTTGGCGCGCTTGTCCAACTTGACCTCTTCATGGGTGATCAGCTTATCGAAAAACCCGTCGCCGCAGAAACAATGGACATAAGCCGAGGACGGCAGGGCCATCTTGGCCGCTTTGCGCATCGTGCGGGTGACCTCGCGACACACGGTTTCGACTTCTGTGTCCGCAGTGGAGAGCGCGAAATCTACGGCGCTTGGTTCGCTGATCCCGAACCTTTCAAAGAGATCAACGAGGATCGAGCCGTCCGCATCCCGGATTTGCCCCATCAGCGCGCCGAGACGCAGGTTTTCGAGGGTCATGTCATGCCGCCCCGCAAGGCGCTCCATGCGGCGGGTCACGACATTCTGAACTGTCTCGACGGTTACTTCCCCGAACCGCCGCATCGCCAACAGTTCCTCCGCACCAATCATCGCCTCTTCCGGAATATGCGGGATGGGAAGATCGATCAGCTTGGACCTGTCGCGATCGCCACGGTTCGCCGGTTCGCCGCGCGTGCGCGTCGGGATGACGCCGAAGGTCTGCGGATCGACCTCGACGGCGACGGTCGTGGTGGTCTCACCCTCCTGCACTCCGGAGAATGCAAGAATTCCCGCGCGATCGGGAACGTGATCGATTTCGGAAAATCCGCGCGAGAGGTTGGCGACGCTGAAGGCATCGTCGTTAAAGATATCGATGATCTCTGGCATCGGTTTGAACTCCTGTTGGCGCGAAATCGCGCGAAATTAAAGGCGGGATGGACGGCGGATCAGCGCGCGATGATGAACAGCGCAGCGAGATCGTCGAGGGCGGCGGTCTGGGCGGTGGCATCCTGATCATCGGCAAAGACGAGCAGCGAACCGGTCACTTCACCGAGGCGCTCGAACAGCGCGACACTCTGCGAGGCCTCCGAAATAGGAGCCGGTGCGAAGAGGATCGCGGCGGCGGTTTCGGTGCCGTCGCTGGCGGCGGCATCGTAGGGCGCGTACTCACCACCCGTGGTGACTTTGCCCAGCACAGTGCCCGCCGCAAGTGCGACAGCAGTGATGGCAAGAGTGCCGGACCCGCGCGACAGCGAGCCGTTTGCTTCAGAAGCGATGAATTCACCCGCTCGGCGGGACTCGGTACGCAGTGCCATGATTGGCTCCTTTCAGGGACGATTGAGATTGCGTCTGGATGCTGGCGATCAGCGGCGCTTGCGCGCGTTCCAGTTCTTCAGATTGAAGGGGGCGCGAGCTTTGACACCGCTGCTTTGCGCACCGGATGGCGACTCGACGGGCGTAGTCTTAGCTGCGAGAGCGGTACGGATCGCCGAAACGGACTGACCGGATCGGACATATCCATCCGCTGCCTTGGCATCGACGCCTGCGACTGCGCAGATTTGCACGATCTTTGCAGCTCGGGTTTCCTTATCCTCATCCTTCGCGGCGGGTTCGGCGGGTTCCGCAGGGGGGTCAACTGCATCCCCTTCGCCTTCACCTTCGCCGCCGTCGGCGTTGTCCGGCTCTTCGTCCTCAACAGGTGGGATAGGTTCGGCAGTCGCAGCCCCAATGACCGTGTCCGCCAGCCCAGCCGTCACGGCCTCTTCGGCGCTGTAAGTCGTCTCGGCAGCCATAGCGAGAGCCATGCCCTCGCGCTTACTCTCATCGCCCCGCGCATAGGCACCGGCCATCAGCGCATCGATATCGTCAAGCTCCTGCGCTACATCGCGCAGAACATCGGCTGTGTCGTAGGTTCCGCCGCTGGCGCGATGGATCATCATCGACGCATTGTCGAGGATTTCCACCCGGTTCGCCGCCATCGCGACAAAGGATGCAGCGGATGCCGCCTCGCTCTCGATCCGCGCGACGACTTCGCCAGGATGCGTCCGAAGCATATTGTACATCGCGAGTGCGAGCCGGAAATCACCACCTTCGGAGGCGATGCGCACGAGGACATCCCCATCCCCTGCGCTGGTCAGTTTCTCTGCAAAATCCTCGAATTGATCGCGATGCCAGATTTCTCCGGCCAAGATGATCTGCGTTCGCCCATCTGTGCTCTTGGCGGTGACCCGACCGCGCGCGCGGGCCGTGATCCGGGTGGCAGCGCGAGCACTGGCATCGCTGGCATCCTCGACGATCTGATCCAGTGCGGCGACGGCCTGCGCCGCCCAGTCGCGACCTTCGGCACCACCGAGTAGCGCATAGGCTGCGCGCAGGGCGGAGGGGTCATCGTCGGTACTGTCGTCATCCTCAAGCGCCGTTACCGCGCTGACAAACCACGCATGCAGGTCGCGCACCGCGTCTGGCTCCATTTCCGTCCCGGCAAGGATGCCATTCGCGCGAATCTTCTCTGCATCGTCGGAGGCGGCAGGCAGGGTTTCGTCTGCCATCGCAGTCGTGATTGCTGCGCGCATGGCCCGTGATGGAGCCAGAGCGATGATTTTTCCAAGGTATCGGGCCATCTGGGCCTCCTATTGTTCGGGCAGGTCGGCGGTGTCGGGTCTCCCCTGCCGCTCGACTGCCTCGCGTTTCGAGAGGGTTTCGTTTTCGATGCGCTTTTCTTCGGCCAGCGCATCCTTGAGCGGATCGATCCAGTCCCAGGCGGGCGGCACCCAGTCGACGATCACGGGGCTGTCCAGCATATCGGCCCCGGCTAGTTGCGCGGCGAGGTCAAACCACTGGCGCACGCGGCGGCACAGTTTGAAGATCATCACATTGTTCTGGTAAGCATCGACCCTGCGCTTGAAGTCGAGCTGCACCGCCCGCGTCGATCCGAAGTTGGCTTTAACCGGGTCGTTCGTCAGCGTGTGATACGGAAGATCGAGCGCAGCTGCGATTGCGGTCAGGCTGCGATACTGGAAAGCCTCGAACGCCCCAGCGAGCTGCGGCGGGTCCGAAAACTTCACGTCTTCGCCCGGTTCCAGTTCGGCCATCGCACCGGGTTCGAGTGCAGGAACTTCGCCTTCGTCTTCGTCCTCCCGCGTCCCGAAGACTGCCGCGATCGCGTTATCGTCCAGATCCTCGACCGACCGAGTCACGAACCCGGCGAACAATGCTGCGGTGCGCTGTCGCTCCAATTCGGCCTCGTCGTATCGGGTCAACAGGTGCAGTCGCAGCACCGCGGCGGCAACGGTCGATACCCCGCGCAGCTGCCCTGCCTGCAAGGGGTCGTAGATATGACAAACATCCTCTGCCGGGATGCGAATACGCGGCAGTTGCGCGCGGCCCCACTCGGTCACGTCGCCCGGATGCGCGCCGTAGAAATGATAAGCGACCCGGCGACCGCGCGGGTCCATCTCGATTCCTGTGCGAATGATGTTACCGTTTGCCGCCATGCCGACCGCATCGAAGGGCAACATCTCGGCCCCCAGGACACGCAACGCTAAGGGAGCCTCTGCGAAAGTCCCTTCCTCGCGAAGCACGAATGCCTCGCCACCAACATACGCCTCACGCGCGGCCAGAGATTGAAGCCCATAGAAATCGGTTGCCCCGTCGAAATCGGCCTCATCCGTCCAGCGCCACCACAAATCGTCATTGGCCTTTCGGGCACCGTCGTCTGCGATGCGCGGTGCGGGCATGATGCCGACGCCAACAGCGTAGGCAGGCCACATCCGCGCGGCGCGGGCGATATGCGCATTGTTGACCTCCATGTCCCGAATGCGCGCCAGCAGCCGCGTGCCGCCGCTGGCCAGCAGCGTGTTGATATGCGCAAGAGGCGGAGTGTATCCGCGCAGGGACCGGCCCATGCCCGCCCCGTCGAACCGGGCACGGATTCGTTCTTTTCGGGTCGCCTGCGGTGCTCGGGACAGGTTCAGGCCGAAGGGCAAACGCAGATTCATGCGCCGCGTCCTGGGCGGACATAGGTGATCCGCGAGCGTCGTTTCACAGTCCCTGCCGCCTCATCGATATCCTTTTTCAGGCGACGCAGCGCCGCGAGCATCTCGTCTTGGTCGCGGTACTCGACCCGGCGACCCGCATAAGAAACGCTCCGGTAACCGCCATTGATCGCCGTCTGGAGAGCGTCACGCTGTTTTTCAAGAGTCGTGGTATCGGCCATCACATAAATCCAGATCGGCGCGACCTACGACGGCGCGACTTTTTCGGAGACGGGGCGACTGGCGTGTCGGGGGCCGGAGAAACATGGGTCTGAGGCGGCGGCGGCGATGGCAGGTCGAAAAGGTCAGGCATCTCTTTCGGGGCATCAGCGATTGCCTCAAGCGCCTGCCAGTCGTGCGCCGATAAGGTTCGCCATCCGCAAATTCGTGCAGAGAAATCTGCATAGACCGCTGTATCGAGCGGCTCGTTTCTAAGAGATGGCTCGATCAAATCCCAGACATGCTCGGTAACACCGTTCTTCCCGCGCTTCTTGACGACATGCTCGGACACAAGACCTCGGTAGAACAGATCGCCAAGCCCGCTTCCGAACCCGCAAAAGCCTTGGCCCATCGGATCATCTTTCGCGAGATCGGCATAGAAAGCGGATTTGAAGTCGCCAACATTGAGCATGTATCCGCGCTTCCGGGCGCGACGGGCGCGAACATCCTTGCGCCCCTCCATCCTCATTTTCGCAAACAGAGGCGCACGAGCGGCCCCTGTTCCCTTCACCACCTTGACCCGAGAGACCGGCCAACGATTGGCCCACTCCCAAACGTCACTGGTATAGGCACCGCCATCGATCGACAGGACGTTGACCGGCAATGGCTGGCCCGAGACCGAGGCCCATGTGCGTTTTAGCAATCCGTCCAGAACGTTCCACGATTCGCGGTCTGTGATGACCACAGGCTCGACGCCGTAATCGACGCAATGCCGACGCCCGCCCTGACCGAACGCCCACAGCGCCCATTCAGTCCTATCGTCCTGACAATCAATACCGATACACAGGATCGGATGACGCGCCGGAACGCGGCCCTTGTCGATTGGCTCCGCATCCTCGTCCTCGGCCCGGTCGCGAAGCGTCTCCCATTTTGGCCCCGTTGTCGCCGCCGAGTACGGCAGGCCCAGCTTATCATTGTAGAACGTCTGTTCGCCGTAGGGGTCGCCCTTGACCGCGAACCATTCCCCGACCAGCGAACCCCAGTCACGGAATGGAAAGTACGCGCGCCAAAGGTGGAAAGAAGGGAACGCCGCTTCCGGGTTTTTGGCGACCCACTCGCCCGCCGCGACCGCATCTGCCCGATGCTGTTGCTCGATGCCGACGCCACATCCGACGCAGGTAAAATAAGCCGAGAGCGGGTCACCTTCCCGCAGGTTCGGCTCCATCGCCCCCCAGGTCAGCGCCTGTCGCGTGCCGCAGTGCGGGCAGGGAACGTGCCATTCTTCCTGCGTCCCGCGCATGTAGTTCTTGGTGATCCGGCAGTCACCCGCCCGCATCGCCGTCGAGAAATATGCGATCTTTGCATCGTCGAAGGATTCGGCCCTACTGCGCGCCAGCTCCTCCGGATCGCCCAGCGAGGTGTTTTCCCACTTAGCCAGATCATCCATCAGCACGATCTTGCGTGTTGTGGCTGACAGGTCGGACGGCGACCCTGCCGAAACGAGACGAAGGGACGCCCTGCCGTCGAGGGTTTCTATCCGCCCTGCATTGTCGCCCATATCGCGACTGCGAGTGGTTCCGAAGACACGACGGATGGCTTTGATGTCACGTCGTAAAGGTGCGAATTTCGACCGCAACCATTCCGTCTGTGCCGACCCTGTGGGAAAGGCCAACAATGTGTTGACCGGGGCAAGATCGAAAACCGCGCCGATGACGATATTCAGCAGATTTGTTTTGCCCCATTGTGCAGAACCACGAACCGCCACCTCGCGAGCCGGGTGCTCAGGTGAAAGTACTTCGAGTATCCGCCGGAGCATCGGGAAACGATCAAGGCGGAACGGCCCCGGCATCGGATCGTTCTCGCCGTACTTTATGTTTTGCTCAGCCCAATCGGCGAGATCAATCGGAGGCGGAGGCGCGATTGCATCCGCGAGGATGGCACGCGCCACCTCGTCCGGGTCCGCGAGGAACGGATCGGGGTTCAAATCGAGCGGCATGTTTCGATGAATGCTGTCATGAGTTTGGGTAGACGTGGTCTCAGTGTCACTCGGCGGCTATCGCAGCCACCTCCGGCGCATTGCGGAGGGATTGTTCTTTGCGGCTGCGCTCTTCGCGCCAGATGGTGCGAACGGCGTGGCGGACGGCGGATGCCTCAATCCCGAATTGCTCCGCCAGGCGCGCAGGTATCTCGCGGGTGACGATCGTATCGATTTCAGCGATGAGGATGGAGGCTTCCCGGCGATACGCCCGCTCGACACTCTCACGCTCGACATACCGCCCTTCCTCTTTCGCCGTCTTCAGCCGGGCGACTTTCAGCGCTTCCTGCGCGAGATCGTTCTTCGTCGACGTATATGCCGACGGCACGCGCTGCGATTTATCATCGTTCGTCAGGCCCGAAAGCGCCGCCTGAGTGTCAGATGCATTGCCGAGGGATTGCCCCGGATCGATCTCTATCGAGAGGCGCTCGACGGCGGCATCAACATCTATCCGCTCGCGCCCGTCGATGACGACCAGCCCACCACCATCCTCGCGAGTCAGCTTCCCATCCTTGATCCAGTTGGATACTGCTGATGGCCCGCGACCGATCATTGTCGCAAAGGCGGATTTTGTGACGACTGATTTCATGGGTGAAGGTTTATTTCAGGCTGAAAATTTCAGGCTTTCAAATCCAACAGTCTTTACAAAACACCTGCGCATAAGTCCCCCGTATACGTTTTAGGCTGGGAAGGACCCGCTGGGGTGTGGCTGAGATGGTTGCGCAGGCTTGCGCACTGCCGTTCGAGGCGATCCGTTGGCGGATCGGGCCGAGGGCTGGGGTGGAACGGCGTCAACACCGCGCGTCCTTTTTCGACCGTTACACGCCTCGGGAAATATTTGCAAGGGGCCGGATGGACGGCCACTATCGGCCCGCACCCTCCCCATCGACCATCGAAACCTCCTCCGGAGCGAGGGAAACCCGCACCCGACCGATGGTGAGATGCACCCTCCCCTCCCCATCAATTTTTTCGATTTCGCTGATCTCGCCAGCAAGAAAAGGATGGGCTGCCGCAATAGAGACCGTCGCCCCGGCTTTCAGCCTGCTGGCCCGAACCCGCCGCGATTCGCGGGTTTCATCGAATGTCCCAACATCGGCCTCGAAGCATAGCCGCGTTATGACCGAACTCGAAAGCCGTTTCGGCAGTCTTCTCGTGCCATAGAGCTCACTAAGAAACCCGGTCAATGCAGGAACGCTGCGCACATCCGGCGCGAACCCATGGGCACGAGGATCGCAACCCGATGGGACGCCCATGAACAGATATCCGCTGAAGATTACCAGCCGCTCGCTGATCCGCTTGCGCCCGACCGGCGAACGCACCCTCGGATCGCGGCGATAGATCGGCACCCGGACCTGAACGTCCTCATCCCGACCGGCATGGGCGATGATCGAGGCCGCGCGCTCTTCGCGCAATGCACCACTAGACCCTTCCGGCAGATATCGCCGCAGAATGCTGGCCTCGCCACCAATGGCCGGGTTCGAGGCGACCAGCCCGACATACCAGTGAAGATCATCATCCGGTATCGTCCCTATCCCTTCGGGATGATCGGGACGATATTTCCTATCTCTTCGCATAAAGAGATTAGAAGAATTAGACTCACGCGCGTTAGTCACAGAAAATCGTCCCATCGTCCCGATGCCCCAGTTTCGCTGGCTTTATCGTCCCGGCATCGTCCCGATATCGTCCCGATTTGGGGGTCTATCGTCCCGATTTCGGGGCTTGGTCACTTTTCGTCAGGGTCACAAAAACCGGAGCCGTGCCGCGCCTCGCGCAAACGGAAGAACATCGTCCCGATCATCCCGATTTCGGGACGATCATCCGGGGGTAAAAGCAGGATCGTCCCGATGGATCGATCCTGTGAAAAGCTCAATCTTGGAAAGGATAGAGAGGGAGGACCTCGGCAAAAAAATCGACCGCATCCGCGCGGATCGCGCGGGGTGATCTTAAAGGTTGGCGAACAGGAATAGCCGCGCATCCGCACAAATTGCTCGCGCTGCCACCGCTCATATAGCCGTCGCATTCTGATTTTTCGGGCGTAATTAGAAAACATCTTCGCCCTCAATCGGCTTATCGACTGGGGCAGATGCAGCGCGGAGCCACTCGCCATACATTTCGGTGCCGATATCCGGCCCGATTTCGTCGCGATACCGAAGGCGCAGGCCCGACCGATAGGCCGAGTTGTTGCCGCCACCGCGATCTTTCTTGTAACCCTTGTTCTCCAAGGCCATCGCCAACGCCTTGCGGCTGACCGGCTTGTCGCCCAGCCGAGTCGCCCATTTTTCATAGACGACATAGACCTGTGCGAACTGGGCCTTTTCCTCGTTGCCCTTGATGCAGCACTCGGAAAGGAACTGGCCGATGGTGTCGAGGGTCTCTCGCAAGTCCTGACTGGCGATCTCGACCTCTTCGGGCCGAACGATACGGCCAGCAGCCGCATAGGCTCGCCACCCCTCGATCATCCAGTTGAGGATGCCGGGCGCTTCGTCCATCAGCTCCGCCACGACAACATCGAAGGCGCGGCGCATGGATTCAGGGATCTGCACTGAAAACGGGATCAGGTGGATACGCCGCCACATCCCGTCGTCATCCGAATAGATCGACGGCACGCGGTTGAACGACAGGAACAGCTTTGCCCGAGGCTGAAATTCGTAATACTTGCCGTACAGTTCGCGCGTGGCCATCAGCTCGCCACCCGAAAATTCCTTCAACCGACCGTCATCGAGCACGTCGCCCTTGCGCGGCTCCGATGCGCGCACCAACCGCCGTCCGTCAAGGCGGGCCACATCGGGCGAGGCGCTGGCCCCAGATCGATTCTTGTCGCGCAAGAATGTTTCAATGGGCGTGACGGTGGAGTAATCGCCCAAGATGCGGGACATGATGGTCAGGAGAACGGATTTGCCGTTCTTGCCCTCGCCCTGAAACAGAAAGATGCACTGCTCTGAAACCGATCCTGAAAGGCAGTACCCAAAAACCATCTGCATGTATTGCTGCATTGGCCTGGACGGCATGATCAGTTCGATGAACGCGATCCATTTCGGGCAATCCGCGCGGGGATCGAACCGAACCGGCGATTGATGCGTGCTCATATCGTCGCGAAAGAATTCCTCAACGAAGGCCGCGCCGATCTCTTCCGGCGTGACATCAACCTCGGCAGCCGAGGGCAGCTTCGACAGATCGAGCGTCCCGTTTGCTAGGGTCAGGCGCAGGGTGTTGTTGTCGAAGTCGCCCTTGCTGCCCATGGCATAGGTCCGCAGCACCTTGAGCGCCCGCTCGATATCAGGCAACCGACCGCAGCGTGCGATATAGGACCGCCAAGCGCCCCGCCGCGCTGCCTTGATTTTTGCCGTGGCCTTTTTCTCGTCGATCTGATCGGACGCCATAGTGGCATCGAGCAGCCATTTTTCGACCGGCTGCCTCGACTGGACCTCCATCTCTTCGGTGACGATCTCCGACAGGCGCATGGCGAGCTGCAAGGCCCGTTTATCGCCGTGATCGGCATCCCATATCTCTCCGGTCCAGACGATGAAGCCCGATTTATCGATATGCGCGATGTCATGACCATGCACCGCCATCAGCCGCCGCCCGTTTCCCATGTCATCGCGCGGCAAAGAGGAACGCGTCAACGGATCGGAGGCATCCGTTCCGGCTGGGCCAGCGCTCGCATATGGGTGAGAGGATTCAGACATGGGGCCTCAACGCGATATCCGCATGATCCAACCCGAGAGCCGGGTCTCCGCCCGCCCAATCAACGAGGCAGGATCGAGGCCGACCGTCTGACCTGACGCTGTGTCGGCGCTGCCCTCGCGCGAGGTTTCCCCGCGCTGTCGCCGGATTCTTGGAATCGCCGTCGCCCAGCAGGATAAGTTCGCTGCACTGGAGCGGCGCTGCCCACCCGGCACCCTGCCAATCCGGCACGGGAGAAGGCGAATTTGCCCCGCGATCTGCGAATCTGGGGTCGCCCCGCCCGACCATGGCCCCGCGCGTCAGGGCGCAATGAGCCGTCCAGCCGGTTTTGGCCGATGGATTCGTGACATCGAGCGCGTGACCGGCCAGCGCCAAGCGCCCCAGTTCGGCCAGGGTGCTTTCGATCCCTTCTCCCACGATCATAGAGTCGGCAGGCGGCCCGAATGTAATGGCCCCAGCGTATGTATCCCCGAGCATTCGCTTTGACAGATCACGCCGCCGCCACGATCCGTCTTTTTCCAGCCAGGTGCGATGTATTCCAGCGATCAGGCCATCCCGAGTGACCAGACCGACGAGCGCAGGGGCGCGCTCGATTACCTTGCCCGTCTTCAGGTCGCGATAGGGAAGGTCAGGCGCAAGGCGCAGCGTTGGCGGTGGACCCTCGAACAGATGCCACAAGGCTTGCTGTCTCTCGATACCGATCCGCGCGGCGATATACGTCGCGATCAACGGATCATCAGGGTCTGCATCCACCCATATTTCGATTCCGGTGCGAATGAACCGCTTGACCCGATCCGCCTCTTGCGCGCGCAACCACCCTTTGCGCCAAGCGCTTCGCCTTATCCTGTCAGATGAATAGACCCGGCTATCCTTGTCTATCCTGCGAAAATACGCAGCCCCACCCTCGTCTTCCAAAGCCTTGCGGTCTGCATCCGACAGGCGGGGCACATCATTCGATCCCGGTGCGATCCCGCCCGCCTTGGCGACCAGTTCCAGCGCCTCGCGAAAAGAACAGCCGTCGCGCTCCATGACGTAATCGAAAACAGACCCGCCAACCCCGCACCCGAAACAGTAGAACCGGCCCTCACCAACAACGGGCTCGATGACATGAAAAGAGGGGGTCGCCTCGCTGTGAAAAGGACAACAGGCCCAATAATCGCCACGCGACGGGATTGATTTGCGCATGTCCCATGAGACGTCGCGGCCCGCGATCTGCTCCACCGACACGCGGGAGCGCACCTCCTCGATGTCGAAGCGGATCACTGGACACCCTCGGCATAAAGCCGCCCATGCTCCACTTTCAGTTTATGGGCAAGCATCACGATATCGGCGATGAAATGAGGGTCTTGCCACTCCCTGAAACGCATCCGCGCGAGGATGCCCAGCATAGGCAGGGCGATGCCGCTATACGGCCCCTCAAGCGCACCGCGCGCATCGTCTTCCAGTCGTTCGAGCTGTTCAGATCGATCCACATGCCACTCGGGAAGACTTGCAAAATCCGACTCGAAAAGCCGGACCCCAACGCCCTGCGCGTAGTTGTCCAGGGGAACCCCTGCAAGCGACAGGAAGAATGATGTTGAACGATGCAAAAATCGTCTGTCCCGAGGCTCGATACGATTCATCAGAACGGAATCTCATCGTCGATATCGAGCGAGCGACTACCCTGCCCTGCCCCACCTGACGATACGCCATCATTGCCACCGGGAGAGCTGTCATACCCACCCCCCGATGAACCACCACGATCCCGGTTCTGGGTTTGACCTGTACGCTCGCGACTATCGAGCAATCGCACAACGCCATTGTAGCCCGCCACAACGATTTCGGTGGTGTAGCGGTCATTACCGCTTTGATCTTGCCATTTGCGGGTTTCCAACTCGCCAACTACCAAGATCGCTGACCCCTTGCGGGTGTAATCGGCGAGCAAGGCGACCAGCGCATCATTTCGGACGGACACCCGGTGCCACTCGGTTTTCTCTCGGACATCACCCGTTTGCTTGTCTTTCCAGCGCCGCGAGGTCGCGATCGACAAGTTGGCAATCTTGCCGCCGTTCTGGAAGCTCTTGATTTCCGGGTCTTGCCCCATATGGCCGCAGAGCGTCACGGATTGGTAGGACATAGCCATGGCTCAATCCCCCTCAGATGAAAACCGGGGAGGACACAGAGCACCGAAAGCGTCCAACCAGACGGTTTTCGCAATCGTCGGGTCCATGCAATTATCCATTGCGCCATGAGATTTCAGGGCCTCACGGCCTCGTTTGGCGAGCTCAACATCGGGCAGATCGCGCCCGAAGAAATGACGGAACTCTGCCGCAAGAATCGCACTATCAGCCGCCTCGACCCCTTGATGGATCACATAACCGAAATGATCCTCGAACAGACCCATCACCATGGCCTCAAAATTCTTGAAATCGTAGGTTTTGAGAGGCCGAATGATATCTTGAATGACCGATTTATGCGCATCATGCATTAGCGCGGCATAGGCGTCGGAGTCTCCGACCAGCCTCATCACCCTCCAGCTATGCTCCGCCACGGAATAGAAACTTGGCGTATGACCGGCAAACCGGCATTGGTTCGCCAATGAATGGGCGATTACGTCCGGAGTGACATTCGGCATGGTGTTTTTCGTGAAATCAAACACCTTGCCGTTCGAGAGAACGACCCACGTCATGCGGTTTGCCTTCCTACAAAGCGCGTTCGGCGCTCGATGTCGTTAAAAAGATACCAGCAGGCGTTATCCTTGCCGTCGCTGTCGCTGCCCTCGATCCAGCGGACCCGCCCGACCGAAACGACCTTGGCGCAACGCTTCATCACGCCCGCTGCAAGCTGTATGTGCATGAAGTCCGCATCCAGCAGCGTCCACGTCGGCAACAGCGACGAACAATGCTCGATTAAGGGTATCAAAGGATATCCCGAGTTATCCTTGCGTATCCTTGTCCAAGGAAAATTCGTGATGAAGGCGTCTGCATCGCCCAGATCGTCGCCGGTCAGCGTCATCGCATCGCGTTTTTCGATGATCTCACCGAGGCGGATCGGCTGAATATCGCAGGCGTAGACGCATTCGAGCTTTTTCAGCGAGCGCAAGTGCCCGATCAGTGCGCCATTCCCGGCGCATGGTTCGATATACCGCCGGACCCCGCGCAGGTGGCGTAGCAAGGGCAACACCGCCTTGCGCGGGGTCGGGTGGAAATCCCGTTCATTGAGCTTGTCAAAGGAGCTGCGCTTGCCCATTTTCGATCAGATCAGCGTTTCGGCGCAAGGTATGGAAGGCGCATAACCTCGGGCAGCGCAATCACGAGAGAGCCATCTTCCTCGTTGTGTTCGACGATTGCGCAGGGTGCCGAGGGCGTCTTGTCTCCCGGCAGTCCGCTGCCGAAAGACTCCATCGTGAGGCGCGCTGAACCGCGCATCGAGTTGATAGCGGGCACCGCCCCATCCTTGCAAAGCTTGAGACGCAGATGCGGCAAGCCATCCTGATATCCCCAATCGACAGAGAACCGCTCTCCGATCACGGAATCGCCGAAATACTCGGCCTGCGCTAGAGAATTGAGGGTGACGGTTAGAGAGCGCCCCCCCCCCCAACATCCATGCCATTATATTTGGCCCCTTCGTGGCCCGAGGCGGCATAGGCTCTACTTTTTGCCAGTTCATTAACCCTGTCCTTTCACAAGGGGAAATTGCTTTTCGGAACAAGGCAGCACTTGCCCATGTCAGTCTGTCTCCCGACGCACGATCATGGTCGCGGGGCCTGTGAGGCTCCGGGGCAGAACGGTTTTTTCAGCCTCGATATATTCGTGCGTGACCCCCTCGCGCTCGATCAACGCGGCCTCAAGATGCTGCGTTGAAAGCGCATTGCTGGCCATCCAGCGGAGCCGGTTTCGAAAAGGGCGGTACAGACGGAAGAGTTGCTCGCGAAGCGCCATCGGCCTGGTCATGACGCGCCATCACGATCAGGCAGCGTGTTGATGCAGGCGCAGATGACCGCGACGGTATCGAGTGTGGGCGACATGGCCCCGTCGATGATGTCGGCGGATATGCCTTCACCCAAGCCGTGCGCCTCGTCGAACTGCCGTTGTGAGACACCTTTTTCCGCCAGCGCGAGAGCCAGCCAGAACCCGAATTCGCGCGACGAGGGAATTCTGAAATCCCCCGCCGTCATGACGGCATCCGATGGCACGGCGACGGAGTCATTGCCACCGCCACCCGTCCGTACATCGCCCGGATTATGTTCCGAATTAGTTCTCATGGTCCGATTATCAGTCGAACTATTTGTTTAAACAATAATGACGTATTATGCTTGTGACGATAAATAAAGTTAACGGGTGATAAATGATGCAACCCATAGACCCCACCCAGTCCGTGCTGGACACGATACTGGATGAAATCGAGCGGCGTCGTAAGACCACGGGCATGACCCGAAAGGAGATGCTCGAACAGGCGGATTTATCCTCCAGCGCGTTATCGCCGATGAAGCGGGGAACACCGCCTAACCTGTTGACGCTCTTGAAAATCGCGCAGGTTTTAGATGTGCCTGTTGCAACCTTTTTTGGCACCCCGAGCGGCCCGAATAAAATAGATTTTGCCCTGCTCGCCACGGCCATCAAACGGGTTGAATCGAACTTCGCACAGCGCCGCCGCGTGGCGACATTCCACGCCCGCGCGGTGGCAATCGGCACCCTGTACGAGGAGCTGATTTTTTTCAATTATGGCGAGTTTGACCCAGAATTGAACAGCGCGCGAGGCCCGTCCCGTTCTGAATGATGATTATTCATCGTTTTATAATCGTATGCGGGCGGTCAATCCCGCCTCGATCAAAGACGGCCCTGCTCCACGCGCACGTCATGCACGATCTTGGTCGCCGGATCGAAATCACAATCGTAAATGAAATTGCTGAACGCCCCGAAAGCGTTTTGGAGTTTGATCCTGTCGCCGATCAGCGTGATGACGCCCTCTTCTTCGTCCTGCCAGAGATAGCGGGTGAACTTGTCCTCCAGCCATCCGTTCGTCCAGTCGTGACCGTATTGCGCCGCGCGCTCGATGGCCCTTGCACACCTGAATTCCCCGGTTCCAAGCGCAACCTCGCCCCAGCAGCGGAGGTGAGGGCGGCACAGCGCATCGAACTGCGCGCATAGCTGTTCCGAATCGCGCCTGAACATCTGGCAGTATTCACGCAAATCGCCACCCGGCCACGTTCCGGCATCGGTGATCGTCGCCCGATCCATCACTTGCTTGTAGGTCATGTCGCCAGTAATGACCGCCACGACCTCGGCAGGCCATTCGAGCGAGACGGTTTCGCGCGGATCGTCGCCCTCCTCTCCCAATGTCATGGCCATCCTGACCGGCTTGTCCTGGACACCGTCCGCAGCAAGCGCGGAAAAGGTGGCCACGATTTGCTTTGCCGCCTCGGTCAGAAACCTCGTTTCCAGATCGGCAGAGATCGTATCCGCCCCGTCCATAATGGCGCCCTGTCCGGAATCCCACGTCACCAGCGCCGCATTGATATCGGCAAACACATCGGCGCGGGTGCGCGGTACTGGCTCCGGTTCCGGCTCGACCGCCGCAACCGCGACCGGCTCTTGCTCTGGCACCAGAGGCTCGCCCGACAGGAGAACGCCGCTGATATTCGCGACAAAGGAGGCGACAAAGCACAGCCCCATATATTTCCCGAATACATGAAGACGCGACGGCGTCGGCTGACCGGCCTTGACCCCGATGCCCGGCGCGAACAGCCCCAGCAGCGCGCGGATCAAGAAATAGACGGCAATAATCCCTCCGATAATTGCAATAGCTTCCAGCATGATACGTCCCCGTTCAGTGTAAAACCCACACCGACACTTCGCGCCCGCGCCGCTCTCGTCAAGGGCAAGCAAGTAGATCTGCAATCTGTCCGTGACATTCCCTTAACGAAAAGGAACAATCCAAGGACGTGGCCCGACTCGCGGGTGACGCATCGTAACCATTGAGGAGGAGATCAGGCGGACGGCCAAAAAAAAGGCCCGTCGAAACCACCAACAAAAGAAAGCCGAGGCTCTCAAGAAGTCCGGTAACGACGAGCTCGCTTGATCGCCGCTCACCCTACAGGTTTCGATGGACCCCGCAAGAAAAAACGCTTTCGAGCGAACGGGTCCGGCTTGCCTGCTCTCATGGAGAGCGAAGATGAGTTCACAGATTACCTTATGTGCCCGCCCTGCCCCGCAGGGCGCTGAAAAGACACGCATCATCCCGATACCGCCCCCGGCGTCCCGCCCGCGTCATGGATGCGTCATGGCATCCCGTGACGGTTTTCCCTTGACGCACGCGGTAAAAAAAATGACAGGTGGAGCACGAGCTGAAAACTCGACAAGCGGCCCCGCACCGTCATCGCGGGCCATCCTCCCCCGGCCATTCTTTCGGACTGGGGCGGGAGTCCGTCCGAATAGAATACCCTTCGGGGGAACAGGTCGGGCCTGTCTTGTCAGGTTTTCAGCTCCCGCCTCCGGGTCGCCGTCTGAAAAGCGGCGATTCGGAATTTCGCAAACGCCTACAAGAGGGCACGCGACGAATGACCGACCGACACAGGCTGCGGCCCCGGCCCGACATTCCAACCGATTCGCACCGGAGGCTCGCGCCCCCGGCCTGATCGACGCGGCCCTCCCGATACCGGGAGGACTTATGATCCATGACCGAACCCCATCCCCCCGTCGCGGGATTGCCCGACGACATGACCATCACTCCGCGCGCCCGCGCCTATCTGGAGGCGCAGGAACCGGCACGCCGCGAGGCGCTGTCCTTCGCGATGCAGGCCATCCGCGACGGGCGAATCGTCCTGATCGAGCAATCACCGAACGGCCCGACCGCCCATGCCTGCACTCCGCTGATCGAGCTGGATGCGGCAGCGGTGGAAAAGCTGGTCGAGGACGGTTGGCTGAAAGGCTCCGGCGACAGCCTGTTCGGCGGCATCAGCCAGACGTTTCATCCCGCGCAACCCTGCGCCATGACGGGGAGGGACGCGGCATGACGGAGATCACAACCGCCGAATTGTTCACCCGCCTCGCGGAATGGTCGCGCCGCGTCCAGGGCGAGGGCGACAATGTCGATGCCCTGACAGGGAGCATCAAGCGCGATCTTGAGTTCATAGAGCAATCGCACGGCCTCTGGAACGACTCCGGATGGGTCAGCATCGCGCTCGATGCGCTGGACGGCCTGACCCGCAACATGATTGCGATGAAGGGAGACGATGGCACCCGCGACGAGCAGATCGGTCGCGCCATCCTGTCCTTCGTCATGTTGGCCAATGAAGGCCAGGTGCAGCCGGACGGCAAACTGGCCGATCACCTGCACGCCATGCTGACCTGCGCCCATGCCCGCAACGACCGCGAGGCAATGCGCGCCATACGCCCGATGCTCGACGAGCTGCCGCGCCATTCCCCGGAACGCCGCCACGGCACATGGGCCGTCATCGCCCTGACCGCCATAGGCCGCGCCATGGTCATCATGACAAGCACCGGCGGCGACACCGCCACCCGCTGCGCCGTGATGATGGCCGACCGGATCGAGGAAATGACGACGGCGCAAGGGGTGCGGCATGAGTAATCCGACGCATCTTGAAGACTGCGCAACCGTCATTGATGGCTACGCAGATAGCCTTCAAAAAGAAATCAGCTCGGGCTTTGTTGCCGCTTCCCAAGCGGATGAAGCCGAGCTTACCCGCATAGCTCAAGCTGACATGGCCGCTCTGCGCGCCGGTGCCGCCGCCCTGCGCAAGCTGGACGGTGCCGAGCCGCTGTACTGGTTGGCTGATGACACCGAATTAGGCATCTCCGACCTTAAGGAATGGCTCAAAAATGAAGATGGTCACATAGCCGAACGGCTGGACACCATCGCATTCACATCTGGCCTGACCCTCGCCCCGCACCAAAACCGCTACGGCGTGTTCATTCCCAGCAAATGCGACGAAAACGGCACAATGGTCGAGGGATCGTGGGAAGTCTTCAACGACGCAGACGAAGCAGAAACCGCACAAGTAAATGCGCTTAGAGACGTGCAGACGGAAGGCGGTGCGGCATGAGTACCAGCGAAACCGCCCTGCCCGCACGCATTGCAGCCTTCATCAACATCCTCGCCATCGTGGCCTTCGCGGCCATCATGACGGTGTTGATCGGCTCCGCCCTGCGCGGCGGCGACCCCGACGCCACCCTCCTCCAGATCGTGCCCCTGCCCGACGCACAGGAAGGCGGTGGATCATGAGCGATAATGCACCCCAGCGCATACAATTACGGCGCACCAAAGGATGGCGGATGCCCCCCAATACCGTGAAGGTGGATCGCTCCACGATGTTCGGAAATCCTTACAGCATCGAACAATTCGGAGGTGCGAAAGAGGCCGTACGCCAGTTCGCCTTGCGCCTCGATGAGGGATGTCCGCCCCGCCCGCATCCTGAAAGCTACATGGGAAAGATTATTGCCGCGTTGCCAACATTGCGAGGCAAGAACCTCGCTTGCTGGTGCCCTCTCGACCAGCCCTGCCACGCCGACGAACTATTGAAGGCAGCGAACGCACCGCAGGAAGGCGGTGGATCATGACACAGCTCCTTGCCGCCATCAGCCTCACCCTTTTCGGGTGCTGGCACCTGCACCGCTACCTTCGCAAGATCGAGGGCAAGGTGCCGGTCAACCATTTCGAGCGCCTGGCCACCATCGCCATGGGCACCGTCCCGGTCGCCCTCGGCCTCGTCGCATGGATATCCATCACGATGGGAGCGGTATCATGATGGGCCGCATCATTGAAAGGGTGCGGCACAGGCTGACCCCTCGCGTCGAGACAAACGGGGATTTCCTCGTTGTCGTCGTCCTGACTGTCTTATGCGTTCTGTTCGTTTTGGAAACGATCATGCGGATGATCGGGGGTGCATCATGACGCCTCAAACCCGCAAAAACCGCGCCTATCGGTCTGTCGAGATCGCCTGTCAGGTTGGCATCATCTCCAAGGGTGCCCGCGCGACATACGAGGCGATGGCCAGGACAACGCCGATCCGCGACTGGGGGGATGGCGCGACCCCGCTGTGCTTCGAGAGCGTGAACTTTCTCGCCCTCGATCTCGACATCACGCCGCGCAGCCTGAACCGGCACATCCACCAGCTCGAAGAGGCCGGATTGATCACCCGGCGCGTCGGATCGCGCGGGGCACGCTCCCCCGGCCTCTTGGATCGAAACACGGGCGAGCGGCGCTTTGCCCGTGGCATCGACCTTTCTCCCGCCATCACGGCGCAGCATCCTGACGGGGATGAACGCCGTCATGACAAGCGCCAGACGCGCTCGATATGGGAGGAAATCAGGGCGCTCAAGGGGCAGGCAGAGGGGGCGCTGTCTGCCCCTGACGCCCTCCCCCGCGCGATTGCAGACACCCTGTCACGCGCGATTGAGGGTGTTCCTACGCGCTTCCAGCGGAGCATTGTGGGCAGTCTGGATGCGATCAAGTCTGCTCTGGTCGATGCGCTTGAGGCACTCGCAGCGGCTCTGACCTGTGGAGAACAGACAGTCAGTCTGACAAAAGAGTCGGACACGTCGGACTCTTTTGTCAGACCTAATACTACTACAAGCGATTCTATTCCTTCGGAATACTGTAGTCGTCCTGTGGACAACGATCATGCGGTGTCGGCTAGTCGCCGACGAAGTCATTTTCAAAAGAACGGCGCTGACGCGCCGCATTGCTTGGGAAATGATCAGTGCGAGCGGGACCGGCACAAGCAAAATCGACCGTCCGCACCTGAAAAAAACACCGGAATAGAGCGCATTCCTATCGAGATGGCGCTTAGGGCGGCATCGCCGTCCTTCGTGCAGGCATTCGAGATGCAAACCACCCCCGGCTGGCGCGGGATGGTCGAAGCCGCCGCCCTCCTTCGCCCCGATCTGGGCATCAGCGAGGATGCATGGCGCGAGGCGTGCGGCACCCTTGGTCGAGAGGGTGCGGCCTTGTGCATCCTGATCGCGGATGCCCGGAAAAACCGGGGAGAAATACGCAAGAGTGTCGGCGGTTTCCTGCGCGGGATGGTGCGCAAGGCCGCGACCGGCCAGCTCCACTTATCCCCGACAATATTCGGCCTCGCTGGCAACATGAGGGCATCATGAAAGCACTGACAATCTGGCAACCATGGGCATCCCTGATCATTCTCGGGTGCAAACCCTATGAATTCAGGGGGTGGCCTGCACATCAATCAATCATCGGCCAGCGCATCGCTATCCACGCGGGCGCGCGTCCGGTCAGAAAGAGAGAGATCGCCGATCTGATCTTGCGGCTCAAATCTGACGAAGCGTGGGCAACCGCGCTCCATCATGATGCCCTGCCCCACCTTGAAAGATGGCTGACAGCGCCCGGTTCTCTCTGGCGCGCTGCGGTTCTTGGCACTGCGGTTCTTCAGGAGCCGTTCATGAATTCCGAACGCATCGCAGAAGAGTTCGGAGGCATTTTGAACGATAGTGACCGCGACAACCACGCGAACTGGGCGTGGCCGCTCGTCGATATCGAGCCCTATGATCCTCCAAGGGAGGCGCGCGGTGCTCAAGGTTTCTGGAATTGGAACCCATGATGTCACGCCCTGCCCTTCCGACAACACCATGCCGTGCCGTGATGAATGCAGGATATCCCGAGATATCACAGGATATGTTGCGACATGACGGGGATATCTTCGGATTGTCACAGATCATCACAAGATATCCCGAGATGATCTCTGTCCATCATCTGACATCCAAAAGCTATCGCGAGACAACTCTTGGCTGCCACCCGACAACTTCAAACCATCTGGTGACAACTTCAAACCATCTGGTGACAACTTCAAACCATCTGGTGACAACCGCGCGGCGTCCTTTGCCAACCTCAATCGATCTTTTGACAACCCGATCCTGCCCGGAGGCAACACCATGAGAAGTGAAGACATCGGCGACATTCGCACAACCATCGACGATAACGATGCGCGCGACATGAAACGTTTCGTGTGGGAGCGGAGCTTCTGGCGCAAGAACGCTTTCCCCATGATCGTCGTCGCGACCATCATCAACCTCTACCTTGCCGGTCGCTATCTGGTTTCGATCAGTCCTAGCCATCCCGGTGACACCATGATCCCGATCCTTCAAATGACGCTTGATCAAGCGATGAACTGGGGGATCGCCGCCATCTTCATCGTTGCAGGGCGCGTCTTGATGGTCTTGCGCTTCGATGCAACGCTGCATGTTGACGAAGACCAGCCCAAGAAACTCTGGGAGAACTGGTTTCTCGACCTGTGCATGGCAGGGTGCATCGCGTTTTCCATATTCACCGCCGCCATGGGCGTCAGCGTTGGCGTTCAAGAGAGGATGGACCGCAGCGCGCAGATGACCGTGGCCGCGCAGGATGCTCGGCAGGATACTGCCGCGCAACGCTCTATCGCCAATGCCGCCGCATCCGATCTGTCCCGCGCCATTCAGGCTCGCGACGATGCGAACGATCGCTGGAAATCGTATCAGGATCGTGCGGCGCTTCAGGATCGAGACGGCGAGGGATGGATGTTGCGGCCTTCCGCCATCGCGCCGTACCTCGCGGCAATCCGTGAAGCGGAGCTCGGTGTTGATCGCGCCCGATCCAGTGCGCAGCGCGCGTCTGGATCGGTATCGATGGCCGCGAACAATCAGGAACGCATCATTGACCAGGGCGATGCCCACAAGACGCAGCTCGCGATTGTTGGCTCCTATCTTCCGGAACGCTTTGGTGGACCGTTGACTGCGGCACAGACGGCGATGGCATTCGGTTTCTTCTGCGCGATCTTTCTGGAGATCATCTGCTACGCTACGCAAGCCGGTAGTGCGCGGTCCCTGCGCGCCATGACCGTAGGGCAAGCCCAGACCATCAACCGAGAACGTAACCGGGTGCAGAACGAAGCTGCCGCAACGATTACAGGGCAGGGTGGCGCACCATCTATCGCGGGCGACGGGTTAAGTCAGGGCAATGTCGTTTCGATGGCGGATTCCAACGATCCGATGTTACAGGCCGCGCGAATGCGCCACTCGGATCGGATCGCCAATGCTCTTGCAGATGCTCGGGCAGGAAGCCTGACCAGCGCCAGCTTCAGCACTCTGCGAAAATATGGAGGGGGAGACGAGGCAGGCAAGCTCATACGGGCCGAGCTGGTCAGTGAAGGATTGGCGATGGCAATGCCTAACGGCCAAATCGAGATGCTGCGCGCGGCCTCGTAACAGCGGCAACAGCTTTGAATGAAGAGGAAAGGGCGCATCATGCGCCCTTTCTTCGTTTAAGGATATCCTAGGGTATTGCAAGATACGTCAAGATATAGGATATCTTGACGTATCCCAAAGTATCGCAAGGATACGCTATGCCCATCATATCCTTTGCCTCGCCCAAGGGCGGCGTCGGCAAATCAACAAGCGCCCTGATCTTGGCAACCGAACTGGCGCATCGCGGTGCGGATGTCGCTATTATCGATGCAGACCCGAACAAGGTGCTTGTCGAATGGTCCCGCCTCGATGACGTGGAGCGCATCACTGTTCGAGGCGATGTCACCGAGGATACGATGCTCGATGTAATCTTCGAGGAAGTTGATCGGGTGAAGTTTGTCATCGTGGATCTGGAAGGGTCCAAGAACTTGATGATGGCCACCGCGATCGCGAACAGCGATTTCGTGGTGGTGCCGATGAATGGCAGCCATGTGGACGCGCTGCGCGCGGCAGAGGCGATCAAGATGATCAAGATGCAGGAACGCAGCGTCCGTCGTCCGATACCGTATTCTGCGCTGTTCACTAGGGCGAATGCCGCGATCGTCACGCGCGACGAGCGCGCCGTTCGCGGCCAGTTGGAAGGGCAGGGCATCCCGATCTTCGATACCAAGATCGTCGATCGCGCAGCCTATCGCGCATTGTTCGCTTATGGTGGAGGCGTCCGAGACTTGCCAAAAAGTGAAGTCAGCGGAATCGCCGCCGCAACGGAAAATGCGGCCGCATTTGCTGCCGAGATGATCGAGAAACTGAAAATGATAGGGGAGGGTGCCTGATGGCCAAGAAGCGCGCAGCGATCGTCATCGACGATCTGGACGACATCAAGCCCGGTACAGCGGCGAAGCGGCCTGACAAGGGCGCACAGGCCGTGCAGGACGCCACAGCCGAGGCGCAGGGCTTCACGAGTAGGGAAGGGGCCGTGAAGGGCAGGGCGAAGCGTAAACCCGCCGTGCGCTATCCTGTGCAGCTCAATCTCAAGATTCGCGAGGAAGACAGCGATGCTTTCATCGCGATCCGCGACGAGCTGGAAGTGCCGAATGGCAAGCTGTTCGCGATGATGTTGGCCGCATATCAGGAAAAGAACGGGGCAGGGGAGTGACACCTGCCCCGATCAAGCCCCTGTCTTTGATCGATGCGCGGCATGGGGATGGCGCGGAACTGCTGCTGCGCGTTGCCATTATCGCGATCGAGGGCAGGGCGAATGGCGTTTGCGTATCCGAGCTGCGCCGGTTGCTTGGCTATCCGGGTCATGCCCTGGACAAGATGGATGATCTGTCCTTTGCCGAGCTGGTCGATAGCAGCGATGCATTCATCGGCACCGCGCTGATGATTGCGCGCTCGCCCCGGTCTGCCAGACGCTACGCCCGCCAGCTGCATAAGGCCGTCGAGAATACCCGACTGAAGTCAGGACTCCCTACGATGTTTAGGATATCTTGAGATACTCAAGCGTATCCTACAGAAATCCTGAAACAATAGGCGTGGGCGATATCAGCAGCTCTTTTGCCGGTTTCGCCTTTGGGTCTGTAGGTGATCGTGTTCGCGCTATCGAATAGCTGACGTGAAGTGGCTCCAGATGAAACCCTTCGAACAGCTCTCTAATCTGGGGCGTGTCGTTGATCGATAGGAGCCACGTACCCTTTATGCCTTCCAGCCTTCGCGCAATTTTTCGAAACTCCGAACGATCGAACATGCCCTTCCCGTAGTCCATCTCACCGCCCCAGTAAGGCGGGTCGAGGTAAAACAGCGTCTGCGGACTGTCATATCGATCGATAAAATCTGCCCAGGGCAATGATTCAAAGACAACGCCCGATAACCGCTCGTGTGCAGCTTCAAGACTTTGACCAATCTTGCTCAGATCAAACCGGGCAGGGGTGCTGGGGGATACCCCGAATGTAGCGTCAGGCTTACCGCCAAATGCGCAACGTTGCAGGTACAGAAAGCGGGAAGCGCGTTCTAGATCGGTTAATGTTTTGGGGTCGGTAACACGCAGACGCTCAAACTCGCGCCGACTGGTTACTTGAAATTTCAAGTGATCGATAAACTGCGGGTAGTGCCGCTGCAGAATCCTGAACAGGTTGATGATTTCACCATTCAGGTCGTTCACGACCTCCGATTTCGGACGCATAGTGCGGCGCAGGAATATGCCACCCATCCCAACAAACGGTTCGGCATAAATGCCGTGTTCGATCGCACTGATTTTATCGATGATTGTTTTTGCCAACCGTGACTTTCCGCCAAGCCATGGTGCAACAGGTTCGGCAAACGGCGCGGATTCCATTGAGGTCATTTAAAGAGGTCTACCATTATGGTTCGCTTGCCCGAAAGGGTGGCGAGCGACCGTAACTTTTTCCCGGTCGATGGGGGGAGGTCAGAATTCGCCCCAGGGCGAAGTTGGATATCTCCAGCTTCGCCCTCGTCTCTGCATTAGGATATCCCAGCGTATCACGGGGTATCGTAAAGTATTTTCATGCGCTTTTTTTTGAGTCGCGGAATCCGCATTATGTAAAGACGGCTCCGGAGGAGGGACGGAAAGTATCGAATAGCCGTTGCGCGTCAACAAAGTTCTGTCCCACGTCGTAGCCTTTACGGCCCAAACAACTTCAATAACTTGCGGACAACCTGTCCCACTTTCAATCCACGCATCAGTCGTCAGGCTCGACGATCCGCCACGGGATCGAGGGCGAGCGGAGCGCAAACTTTCGCCCGGAACATTCGTACTGCACCTCGGCCCACAGGATGCCCAGCCCGACATGAGCCTGCTTAGGAGCGATGACCTCGTAGCTGATACGCAGGGGGCGGGGGCCTTTCTCCAGCTTCACGGGCCGGAAATCGCCCAAGGCGACAGGGCGAACAATGCGCTCCACGTCTTCCATGTTCAGCGCGAGTTGCGGCGGCGGGCAGTCGTCCCGCTGGATCCACAGCAACCATGTGACGGTCGCGATACCGCCCGGTCTGGTGTCTTCAACACTACTGCCAAACTCGGCGAAACGGACGGGGGGCATAGCGTCGGCGGTACCCTTCGCCCTGAGCTCATCGAGGGTGTCCCGGATCCCGTCGATGGCCATCTTCATTTTTTCCATATCGCCCTCGACCTTTTCGACTTTTGCCATCGCCGCCGTGCCGCGTTTGGTGAACGCATGGCCTTCAATGATGAGTTTCCCGCCGGATATGGCAAAACTGACGAGCATAAGGATCGCCGCTATAACCCCCGCAATCTTGGCGGGAACGCTTGTCATCCAGCTCCAGATGCTTTTTTGGGTGCCTTCTACCGTCATGATTTTCTCTCAATTTGCCCGCCCCCACAGGCCGTTTCGATGGTGTCCCGGTGGTGGTCAGTCGATAGCGACGAGACGGCCCCGTGTATCGAGCGCCCGCATCTCGATCTTCGGCAGGCGCGGATCATTGAGCAGTGACACAGGCGCAGCCGCCCCAAAGTCCACCTTGCCTTGCGCCTCTTGGATGGCATCGCGGATCGGGATAATCATTGCCCAGGTGTTCGTGGTGCCGTCGATCACGCTGAACCCGTTAGCGTGCGTCGTCGCCACGAGACGGCCTTGTGCATCGAGAACGCATGAACCGGAGAACCCGCCCAGCACACCCTCGGCGGCGATCGTTTCCCCGAATTTATCGGTGAACTCGTCGCGCAGCTCCAGCCACCAGAACGGTTTGTTCGGATCATCCAGATAGGCGACCCCCGGCACGATCTGGCCGCGCCGATCCCGTGCGACAAAGCCGTGAATGAACAGATCCATCCCGACCTTGATTTCAGGAAAGTCGTCGGCGTTGAGCGTCTTGGGATCGACACCGATAAACGACCAGTCCGACGTTTCGTTGAACGCCGTAACCTTGCCGCGCGGCCCGAGGCGTGGCGGGGCTTTATCGCCGTTCTGCGTGACGTGGTGGACGCTATAGTAGCCGCCGCCGGGAAGGGCGCAGGCCGATCCCCACTCCATCGACCCG